GGATGAGTTTGACGGCGCTTTTGGCACGGGTAAGCCGGTTCGCTACACGGTTACGGATTCTTTCGTGTTCGACCCGGTGCCTGACAGTGAATACGAGGCCCGGCTTCGCTACCGCCGCCGCATCCCCGCGCTGAGCGCGAGCGTGGCGACCAACTGGCTGCTGCGGAAGCATCCCGATGCGTACCTCTACGGCGCTCTCTCGCAAGCCCTGATCTATTTCCGCGACGATGACCGGCAGACCATTCGCAACGCCTATGCGGAGGCTCTGAGCGCGATTGAGGCTGACGAAAAGCGCACGGCCTACCCCTCCACCGTTAACGCCAGAGCCGGGAGGTCGTTTTGACCGCTATTACCTACACGGGCGCAACCCCCACGGTTGGCGCTGACGAAGACACATGGGGCACTGAACTCAACGTCTCGCTGGGCCAGATCGCTGCTGATCTGTCGATGCTAAACACGACCACGGCCAACACCATTCTCGGGCGCAACGAGGGCACGACCGGCGAGGTTGAGCGGCTGACGGCCACTGAGGCTACGGCCATGCTGAATGCCGTTGTTGGCGATTCAGGCTCGGGCGGCGTCAAGGGCTTGGCCCCGGCCACGGTAGCGGGTGACAAGCGCAAGGTTCTGACCGGCGCGGGGACGTGGCAGGCGGGCTATGGCCGTGCCTTTGGCTGCATCATCAACTCGACTAGCGTGAACGGCTCGACACCGACGATTGCTGCCGCGATGAACGTGGCCAGCATCTCCAACGTCACCGAGTCTGCGGGCGTGGCGTATGCCGATTTGACCTTTACGGATGCGTTGCCGTCAACTTCCTACGCGGTCCACGTCAGCATCAAGAATCCTATTGGGTCGCTTCAGGGTTACGACAACACCGCGACCGGCTCAGTTCGCATTTACTGGTCCACGCAAAACCCCATCGTCGTCTCGGTGTCTGGCTTCATCTGATGGGCCTTATCACGCTCGATATTCCGCCGGGCGTTTACCGTAACGGAACGCGGTACGAGTCCTCGGGTCGCTTCTACGACTCCGACCTGTGGCGCTGGCATGAGGGCACGGCTCGCCCCGTTGGCGGCTGGGTCGCGCGGTCGTCGTCGGCTGTCTCCGGCAAGGCCCGTTGCGCTATCACTTGGGTCAGCAACTCCAACGCGGCTTGGACCGGCGTAGGTACCCACTCGCATCTGTATGCCGTCTCGCGCTCGGGTTCGGTAAATGACATCACGCCCACCGGCTTTACGGCTGGCAGGCCTGATGCGGTGTTCGGCGGTGGCTATGGTGAGGGGCTTTACGGACGCGGGCTTTACGGAACGCCCCGCCTCGGCTCGACCAACATCATCCCCGCGACGGTGTGGGCGTTGGATACCTGGGGCGAGTATCTGGTCGGCACCGCAGGCTCGACCGTCTACGAATGGCAACTGAACACCTCCAGCCTTGCCGCGCCTATCTCTGGTGCCCCGACTGCGGAGTCGATCTTCGTCACCGCTGAACGCATCATGGTTGCCCTTGGGTCGGACGAAGACCCTCGCGCGGTCGATTGGTGCGATGCGGAGGACAACACCGATTGGACGCCTTCCGCCACCAACCTTGCGGGTGGCAAGCGGCTTCAGACGAACGGCTCGCTTCAGAGCGGGCATCGGGTGCGCGGCGGGAACCTGATTTTCACCGACGTGGACGTGTATTTCATGAAGTACGAGGGCCTTCCCTTCGTCTATTCGTTCGACCAGCTCGCCACGGGCTGCGGGGTGATCTCCAAGAACTGCGTCGCGACCGTTGACGACAAAGCCTATTGGATGGGGACCAACGGCTTCTGGACCTACAACGGCTACGTTGACGACCTACCCTGCGAGGTGTCGGATTATGTCTTCTCCGACATCAACACGGTGCAGGTGTCGAAGGTCTCGGCGTGGCACAACTCGCTCTGGGGCGAAGTCTGGTGGCACTACCCCTCGGCGGACTCCGAAGAGTGCGACCGCTATGTGTTCTACAACTACCACGAAAACCATTGGGGCATCGGCTCGCTTGCCCGGCTCTGCGGTGTTGACCGGGAAGTCCTGCAATACCCGCAACTGGTCGGCGCGAACGGCTACGTCTATTCGCACGAAACCGGGAACCTAAAGGACGCTCGCCAGCCCTTCGCGACCTCGGGTCCGGTGGAGATTGGCCAAGGCGACACGACGATGGAGGTTCACGCCTACATCCCCGACGAAAACACCTTGGGCAGCGTCGCGGCGTCGTTCTCGGTGCGTGACTACCCGCTCGACTCGCCTGTTTCGGTTGCGGCTGTGTCGGCTGCGACGAAGACCGATCTGCGCTTCTCCGGTCGCATGGTCTCGGTGACCTACACGGGCGACGCAGATGTCGATTTCCGCCTCGGCAAGCCCCGGTTTGATGTGAAGCAAGGGAGCGGACGATGAGCCTTCCGCGCGCACCAGGGGCCTACTCGAAAGACGATCAGGACCGCTTCCGCAAGACGCTCGACCAACGCGACGGGGAAAACCGCAAGAAGCAGCAGGACGTGGAGGTCGCAGGGTCCGAAAAACTGATCCTGTCATCCCCGAACGGCTCGCGCTGGTCGGTCGTAGTGAGCAACGCGGGCGCATTGTCGGCGGTGGCGCTGTGAGGATCGCTCTGGATGCCCTTCCGGACGGCGTGGAGGCGCAAGTCGAAGGAAAGCGGGCCGTTGTCAGTTACGGCGACCCCGAGGCCCCTACGGTCATTTCTGTGGCCACGGACGGGACGGACCTGATCCTGTTTCCTGACCGTTCCTACAAGCAAGAAGACTTGGCGAAGGCTCTTGGACTCAAGAGTTAGGGGCTGGATCGCCTCGGCCCTAGACGGGTCGGGGTGGACGCCGGACGAGATTTGGCACGGCGTTCAAGCGGGCGCTTTCCACCTGTTCATGCACAAAGAGGGTTGCATGGTCGGGGAGTTCATTACGTCACCCCGCCACAAGGTGATGCACATTTTCGCGGCGGGCGGGACGCTCAAGGCGATGTCCGAACTTGGCCCGGTGATCGAGGCGTTCGGACGACAACACGGCTGTGATTACGCGGCGGCGACGGGCCGCAAAGGCTGGCAACGGTACGCGCTTCGGCACGGCTACCGACTGCCCGACCCTGCTATCGAAAAGGAACTGTAAGACAATGGCAATCAGTGCTGGTGCGAGCAAGCAGAAGTCCAAAGGTTCCTCGAACCAGAGCTTCGACCAGACCGCATCCACGCGGCTGTCGGATCGCTCGTTCGATATGCTGTCCGGTCGCTTGGGTGAGCTTGGGGGACAGCGATACCAGGCTCTCGGTGCCAACGATTACCAGACCTACATGAACCCTTATCAGCAGGAGGTCATCGACGCGACCACGGCTGACATCAACGCCAACCGCGACCTTGCCGCCAATCAGCAACGGTCGGACATCGCGGGCGCTGGCGCGTTCGGGGACAAGCGGCGCGGCATCGCTGAAGCTGAACTGGCCGGCCAGTATGACCGGACGCTCGCAACGACCCTCGGCGGGCTTCGTTCGCGCGGCTTCTCGGAAGCTCAAGGCGTGGCGCAAGGCGAGAACGCCAACCGCAATCAGTTCGACGCCAACACGCAGAACCAGATCAACCAGCTTCTTGCCCTGCTGGGTCAGGAGACTGTGACCAACACGCAAGGCAACTCGCGAGGCCAGACGCGCGGAACAACCACGGGGATGAACCTCGGCTTCACCTACGGAGGTTGATTGATGGGTTTGCTCGACACCGGCCAATACAATCGCCCCGGCCAGCCTCAACGCTACGGCCTTCTCGACCCCAACGTGATGAGCCTGATCCAGTCGGGCGGGCCTCGCATTGCCCCGGCTCCGGTTGCCCCGCAGCGCCCCCGCGTGTCCGGCTGGCGTGTGTTTGACCGCGTTCTCGGTGGCCAGACGGTGACCGAGGGGCTGGACGCTGAACGCGAGCGCCTGCAAGCCGAGGCCATGCGTCCGCAAATGGAGGCTCGCCGCGCTCAACTGCGTCAAGCGGCTGAAGCGATGGGTCCGGCTGCCATGCTGGCGTTTGACCTAAACCCGGAGAAGTTTGGGGAGAACCTGGCCTCGCAGTATTCGCCCCAAGTCATCGGAGCGGGAGGCGTTCAGTCCCTCATCGGAACCGGCCAGCGCGTCAGTGCGCCTCGCGACGTGGAGTTTGGAGACAGCCTTGTGAGGCTTGACCCGATGAGTCCGCAGCCCCAGACGCTCATGACGCGGGGTCCGACCATCCAAGAGGGCATCGACCAAACAAGCGCGGTCCAAAAGGCGGCGGATGACGCTGAGCGGCGTCGGCTGGACGCGCTGCGGCTTGAGCTTGACCGCGACAAATACGGAAGCGACGAAGAATATCGTGCCGCCCTGCTTTCGCTTGACCGTGATAGGTTCTTCGCGGCCCAGAATGCCCCGCGACCGGGCGACAATGAGGACCGAGCGGCCATTGAGGGCTTTAATGCCTCAAACGAGCGTTTCCGCAGGCAGTTGACGGCCATTGGTGGCGACCCTCAAACGGGAACCCCGCCCGCGTTCGACCTCTCGCCGTTCAATGCGGCTCGTTACAAGGCGGCGCTGGCGACCGGCATCGGCATGACGCCGGAAGCCGCTGCCTACGGTGATTACGTCTCGGAAATCGAGGCGGCGGTGTCTGAGTCGCTGCGCTTGAACGTCGGCCCGCAAACCGATCAGGACGCCATCCGCGAGGCTCGCGCCCTGCTGTCGAACATCGACAACCGGGATTATGTCCTGCGTCGCCTTCCGACCGTTATGGCCAACAACGACCGGCTTCGCGCTGGACGTGAGAACCTTCTGGCTCAGCGTCGCCCGAACGGTGGCGCGGCTCCCGCGCCCGCCGCTGCGCCGGCACAAGGCCAGCCCGTTCGCATCTACAACGACGACGACTATGCGCGCCTGCCGAGCGGGGCCACGTTCCAAGGTCCTGACGGCGTCACCCGGAGGAAGCCTTGATGCAGCAGGCGTGGCAGCAGGCCCCGGCAGTCGGCGGGTCCGCCCCGGCGTGGCAACAAGCTCCGGCGATTGAGGCTCCCGCCCCCGCCCCTGCCCGTCAACCGGCCCCCGCTCGCCCGCAGGCCGCACCGCGCGTTCCTGCGTCTGGCATGGCAGCCGCGCCGCTCAACTCCCTCGGCATTACCGATGAGGAAGAACTGGCCGCGCTGACGGCGCAGTACGGCTCGCGCGAAGAGGCGATGGAGTATCAGCGCCAGCGGATGGCGGCTGATCCCAACTACGACCCCGGAATGGCTCCGGCGCAACCAGCCTTGGAACGCGCCGATGCCGTCGATGAGTGGTTCATGCGGCGGGATGCGACCCGTGCGGTGGGTGCCCCTGTCCAGCCGCTTGCTGGCGTGGACAACGAACAAATCCGCGCCAATGCAGAGCGGGCTTTTGCCGCTCCGCAGTCTGGGGGAACCATCCAGTTCCAACCGTGGCTGGGACGCGAGCCGCGCTATCCCGACGCTGGGGCCAGCTCGGCTATTGGGCTAGATGGAGAGGACACCTCCGGCTTCGCAGCCATTTTGAATCGCGGCAACGGCCAGTTTGAAATCTTCGACCAAGACTCGGGCGCTTATTATCCCGCGTCGCAAGCCGAGGTCCAAGACTATCAGGGCCAGATTGCGGGAGAGCGCAAAAGCCGCATGGCTCGCATCGAGCGCGAGGCTGACCCGAAGTACCAGGCCGAATACGCCGCCGCCCTCCAAGGCGCTGAGAACGTCCCCGCGTGGGTGGCGAATATGTCTCAAGGGCAAACACTAGGCGGTCTTCCGTATCTGGTCGGCGCGTCCAACTGGCTGTCTCCGATGACAGGCGGGATTGACCGTGGGCTTGCCTCGCAGGCGGGCCGCGATGCGTTCCGTGACCAACTCGACGCCCTGATGGCAAAAGACCCGGCTGGGTCTGTCGGTATGCAGATGGTCGGCGGTCTGTTTACGCCCGGAGTCAGAGGAACGGGCGACTGGATCGGAAGCGCATCTGGCGCGGCGCGTGGTGGTCGCGCGGCTGTCGTTGGTGGCGGCTACGGGCTTTTGTCCGGCGCGCTAAACACTGAGGGTGGGCTTGCCGAGAAGGCACAGGGCGCGGCCATCGGTGCTGGCGTCGGAGCCGCCACGGCTGGCCTGCTCGACCTTGGAGCGCAAAGGGCAGGCCAAGCGGTTGCTAACGCTGGGCCTGTTCGCCAACTCTCGCGGGCTGGCGTGAATATGACGCCGGGGCAACTGCTGAGCGGCGTTCCCATTCTCGGACGGATCGCGCGGACGCTTGAGCAAGGCGCGGCCTCTATTCCGTTTGTTGGCGCGGTGCCCGCGTCTGCTGAACGCGAGAGCGTCAGGAGCTTCGGTCGCGCGGCCATCAATCAGGTTCTCGACATCATTGGCGAGCGTCTTCCTAAAGGTGTGTCGGGCCGGGAAGCCATTCGGGCCGGGGACGACATCATCTCTGGTCGTTACAAAGCCGACCTGAACCCGGTTACCATCATGCCGGACCCGCAGATCAACGCTCGCGTACAAGCGGCGATCAACCCGCGCAATATGTCGGCGGCGGCTCGCGAGCGGCTGAGCGATTCAGCGCAGGACGTCGTCACGCGCCTGCAAGGGCCGATCACCGGCCAAGAGTGGAAGCAACTGGACTCCGAGCTTTCCGCCGCGATCAATAGCGCCGCAAATGGCGGGCCTGCTGATCGTCCGCTTGCTCAAGGGCTGCGCGAGCTTCGCGTTGTTCTGGGGGATGCGCTCGAACAGGCATCGCCAGGGACGCTGGCGCGCGTCCGTCAAACCGATGACGCTTATGGCAACTTCCAACTCATTCGCCGGGCCGCGAGCAACCCGACGACGGGCCGCAATGATGGGCTGTTCACGGCTTCAAACCTTAACAGCGTCTTGGCTCGCTCTGAGGGACGCTCCTATGGTCGCGGAGAGGCTCGCCTGCAAAACCTGACTGACCCGGCTGAGGGCGTTATGGCCGGAACGCTGCCTAACAGCGGGTCGGCTGAGCGCCTTGCGACGATTGGCTTGGCGTCTGGTGCGGCTGGAACTGGCGCGGTGGTCAACCCCGCTGTTGCCATCCCTACGATCCTTGGCGTGTCAGCGATCTACTCGCAGCCCGCGCAACTGCTGATCAACACTATCTATCGCGCCACGGACCGCTTGAGCGCGGGTCAGGCGCTTGCAGAGCTTCAACGCTTTGCGGGTCGAAACCCGGCCCTTCAGTCTTACTATCAAGATGCCGTTCGGCACGTTCAAGCCTCGTTTGGAGGTCCAGAACAAGAGCAAACGCCAGCAGCAGCAGGGCTGCTATCCCCCACCGGCCCATAAACGGCAAGCCGATTACGGCGATAACGATAACGGCTGCTCTCCACATCCCCCATTCCTAGCACAACGGCCTTCCCTTGCGGAGGGCCTTTTTCGTAGGTGCCTATGACCTGTAATGCGCTCGGCTTTGACGACTACGGGAACCTCCGGGTCAATAAATCCCAGGATACCGAAGAGACCTTCGCTCTTCCGTCCACCTACGACTTCACCGGCTATTCCGGCGAGCTGCAAATCCGTGTGAGCGAGGGGGCTGCGTCGGCGCTTCTGACGGTGACCGAAAGCGGCACCGGCAACGACTCGATCATCACCTTCGACGGCTCAAACATCACTCTGCTGCTCAAGGCAGCGGACCTCGCAACGCTTCCTGACGCGACCGACACGGATGACCCGTGGGTGGGTGTTTACCAGTGGGTTCTTACCGACCCTGACGGCCTTGTTACGCAGTTCTGCGCCGGAAGCCTGACCGCTGAAAAGGGTGTCGTTCGATGATCGTGCAAGTCGGTGGCCAGCGGGTTTGGGTTCAGGTTCAGTCGTCTGGCATCGCTCGCGCCTCGGCGTTTGCCCGCGCGGCTGCTGCGTCTGAGGCGGCGGTTCAGGCCATCTTTGATGTGGCGGGCGAGGTCCAGAGCGGGGCGTCGGTCACCTACCTTTCGTCGGGTACGGGCGCGATTGCCCGCAATATGCAGACGCGGCTTCATGACTCGCTTTGCGTTCTCGACTTTGGCGTGACGGGCGACGGGGTAACTGATGACGCTGCTGCGATCCGTGTGGCGATTGCTGCGGCCGCAGGCCGGTCGCTGTACTTCCCGAACCCTTCGGGCGGCTTCTACCTGTGCAACTCCAGCCTCGGGGAAATCCCAAACTCGACCAGGCTCTACGGCGAGAGCAAACGCTCGACCCAAATCCGTGCCAACTTCAACAGCGGTTCACTCATGTCGCTGGCAGACGGCGCGTCGTTGGCGGTCCTCTACATCAACGGCAACTCGAAAACCTGCAAGGGCGTCGAAATCATCGGGGTCGATGTAGGCAACCAGCACATGGACAATGTGCGGGTGATCAACTTCGCCAATGACTGTCTTTATTTCGGGTACAAATCAGGCTCCGGTTTCAACGCGCTGAACCTTGAAGCCTATCGCAGCGACGGAGCTTCCGGATCGGGCAACTACGCCATCGTCATCGAGGACTTGGCCAGCGGACTTGGACCAAAGCACTTCTTTGGCCTTGAGACGGGCGGGAAATGCGCCTTCAAGTTCGGCGGCGGCAACAACGTCTTCGTCATCGGTTGCACCTTGGCCGACTGCCTGTTTTCGGTGAACAACCAGTCGATTCACATCGTCGGCGGGCGTATCGCCAACGCTACGACCATGACCATCCTCGGGTCAGGCGTGAGCATCATCGGCGGGGATGTGAACCCGCAGATCATCCTCGGGTCCGGCTGCCAGTCCTGCTACATTGCGCCCGCTGCGGCAAACAACAGCATCACGGACAATTCAGGGACCACATCAAACCTTGTCTTTGAGCCGCTGTCCAAAGCTATCGCGGCCCCGGTCATAGCCACGTCTGGGGGCGCTATCACTATCGGCAACGGTGACGCCTCGGGAACCTGGCAACGCACCGGCGCTATTGTTTCGGGGACGATGAACTTCATTGTTGGCTCGTCAACGGCGTTCACCGGAGGCGGCGGGTTTCTTCGCTTTGCTATGCCGCCCGATGCTCCGATTTCCCTTAGCGCACAGTATGGGGTCAGCGGGCACGTCAGGGATGTGTCTGCGGGGACATATCCAACAGTCACCGGGATTGTTGACCGCTCGGGTGGGTACATCACGCTGCTGTGTGATGGTGTTGTGATGACCCACACCAGCCCGGTTGCTCTGCT